TCCACGTTGCGTGTATGGTTCTCCAGGAGCGTAGTAACTAATTGAGTGGGGAGCTCATCTCCCCACTCTCTCGGACTAATTAGCCTTAGCGACTGGCCGAGCAGACTCTCATAAGACACTAAGGCAAAACCTTTATGAGGAGGTATATTATGGGTACAACCCGTTTTTCAGGACCAGTGGCTTATAGTGGCGGTGGAACAAAGACTGCTTCAGGCGCCTGGTTTACAAATTTTCCAATAGGAATTAACCCCGATTATGTTACGCAGTTTGATGACTTTGCTTATGTTGACTTTACTGATGGTGATGATTGGACTTATTCTACACTTACAGGTGGGTCTGGTGGCATTGTATCTGATACCATTGGTGGATGGTATCAAATTACCGGTTCAGGTTCCGACAATACCGGAGCATCTCTACAGGGTAATGAAGTCTGGGCAGCACAAGCTAGCAAAAAAATCTTTTTTGAAACACGTCTCGTAAGTAGCGATGCGGATCAAATGGATGTATTCGTTGGTTTATGCGAAAATGGTACTTTAGCTACAGGAGTCCCTTTTGCGACTAACAACCAGATTGGGTTTTTGATTGTGGATGAAGCAGCAGATATTTATGCTGTGTGTGACAGTGGAGGCACAGAAACTAAAACAGATACTGGTGTAGATATGGCTGATGGCTCTGTTTCTGGTAGCACTATTACGAATGCTAGACGTTTAGGCTTTGTTGTAAGTGGTACTGGGAAGGTAGAATTTTATGTTGATCGGAAACTGGTTACAACGACTACCGGTAACATTCCTACTTCAGAACTAACTACTTGGTTTGCTGCTGTTGCTGGTGAAGCTACGGCGAATACTGCTTCTGTTGATTATCTTTTAACAGTTTCATCACGTACTACTGATGGTATGACTCAGTTTAATGACCAACCATAAGGAGTAAGTTATGGCTGAAACAGATAAAAAAGTAGAAGATAAGAAACCAAAGAAGTCTAATATTTCTAAAGCCTCTCTTCCACCTAAATGGAGTGCGGCATATAAAAGACTGGTTTTAATAGGAAAAATAAAGGAGTAAGTTATGGCTGATACTGATACCAATACTGTCATTATGGATGGCCCTCAGAAGTATGTAGCTTCTTTTGTTCATACATATGTCGATACCGGTGAAGGTACGCCCAAAATAAAAATAGATGTTTCTGGATTATCTAAAAACCCTGTAAATGGAAATAATTGTATTGGAGTACGCATTAATAAGATTTGGTACTCTACTGTAGGTTTAAGCGTTATAATTAATTGGTTTGCAACTACACAAATTATGGCGATACAACTTCCTGAAAGCTATAGTGATGTTTTAGATTTTTCTAGTTTTAGTGGATTACCTAATACAACTACTTTTGGTAGTGGAGGAGCTGACGGAAACGTGTATTTCGGAACAAAAAACGAAGGTGCTGCGGATACTTATACCGTTGTAATGGAGTGTATCAAAGTATACGCCAACAACAACACTTAGGAGGTTATTATGGCACGATTTAATACCGTTGTTAATGTTTCGGCGAGAAATGCCAACAAAAGTGAACTTAATCCTGATGGTAAAGCTTATGTTTACATGCACGGGGGAGTTCACTCCCCCGATGCACGTTCTAAAAAACGGTATAATGTAGGCGGAGGCAACTGGATACAAAAGGCTAATTTAAAAAAAGGAGCTTTCACCAAACAAGCCAAAAACGCTGATATGAGTGTTCAAGGTTTTGCTAATAAAGTGACAAAAAACCCTGGGGATTACAGTTCTACAACGGTGAGACGTGCACGATTAGCGCAAACCTTTAAAAAAATGGCGAGAGGATAGAGAGATGGCAACTTCTGGTTCCTCTGACTTTAACCTAAATATGGCAGAAATAACCGAGGAAGCTTTTGAAAGATGTGGTTTAGAGCTTCGAACCGGTTATGATGCACGTACTTCTAGGCGTTCATTAAATCTTCTGTTTGCTGAATGGGCAAATAGAGGCTTAAATCTATGGACAGTGGAAAAACTGACACAGACACTGGCTCAGTTATCTACTACTTCTTCTATTGCTTCCTATCCTCTGGGTACCATTACTCTAAATGTAGGGGCTTCGGCTGCTTTTTCTATTGGAGAAACGCTTACTGGAAATTCAACAGGAGCAACAGCAAATCTTATTACAAAACCCACAGCTACGACGATGACCATTACTGTTCCTGTAGGGATCTTTACAAGTGCAGATACTGCTTTATTAGGAGGAACAAGTGCGGCTACGACGACGGTTACATCGACCCCTAGTTTAGAAGATGCTCAATCGACGGTTGATATATTAGAAGCGTCCATTCGAAGAAGCAGTGCTGATACCATTATTTCTCGTGTAAGTCGAGGAGATCATTTGGCAATTTCGAATAAAACAAGTCAAGGAAGACCTACGGAATTTTATATAGACCGTTTAATTACTCCGACCCTTAATATCTGGCCCACACCGGAAAATTCAACGGATCAATTGATTTACTATCGTGTAAGACGTATCCAGGATGCAGATACAAGCATTAATACTCCCGATATTCCTTTCCGGTTTTTACCGTGTTTGGTAGCGGGTTTATCCTATTATATAGCTTTAAAAAAGGCTCCGAACCGTGTAGCAGGATTAAAAGTTATATATGATGAAGAGTTTTATAACGCGGCCGCTGAGGATAGCGAACGTGCTCCTTTGCGTTTAGTACCGTCTTATTCTTCAATGAGGGTTTTGTAAAATGGCTAGATTTGCTTCCGCTAAATACGCATTGGGGATTTCAGATAGATCCGGAAGAGCTTACAAGCTTAAAGATATGATTTTAGAATGGAACGGGTCCTTGGTGGGACGAGATGAATATGAACCGAAACAACCTCAACTGTATCCTAAGCGTGTCAAATCTGATCCTCAAGCTTTAAGGATTAGTAGAACGGATAGGAAGGAACCTCCTGTGTCTGTCTTATTAGGATATAATTCTTTTAAGTCCGGAGATGCGGCTTCTACTACGATTACCGTTCATCAACCAGGACATCAAAGAACCACTGGCGATACAGTACGCTTCCGTGATGTTCTTCCTTTTGATGGCTTTACGGAGAGTATGCTCGAAACAGCGGCAGGTTTTACTATTACGGTGGTAGCCGCTAGTGGTAGCGAAATTCAATCTAATTATTATACTTTTACAGCAACTGGTGGAGAAACAGCTACTACTGGGGATGTTGAAGGAGGTGGCGGAGATGCTTCGGCAGGTCCTGTCACAGTGGAGGCATAATGGCATTTACATTTACAACTTTAAAAACAGCAATTGAGGATTATACCCAAAATACGGAAACAACATTTGTTAGTAATCTTAGTCGCTTTATTATAAACGCAGAAGAACGCATTCTTAAAGAGTGCCAATTATCTGATTTTAAAAAAAATGTCCAAGGTTCCGCAAGTACTTCTAATAAGTTTTTATCTAAGCCTACTGATTTTTTAGCTCCTTTTTCATTGAGTGCTATTAATAGTTCGAATAATGAATTTTTATTGTTTAAACATCTTACTTTTTTGCAAGACTACACTCCTAATCCAGCCACCACTGGCGTTCCTTTATATTATGCGGTTTGGAATGATTTGACTTTTCTTTTAGCCCCCACTCCTGCTTCTACGTATACAATGGAACTTCATTATTTTTATCGTCCAACATCTATTACTGCTTCAGGAGATGGCACTTCCTGGTTAGGTACTAATGCAGAATTAGCCTTAATGTATGGGTCATTAGTAGAAGCGTATACCTTTATGAAAGGGGAAGAAGCCTTATTAAAAGTTTATAATGATCGTTATATGGAAGCAATTCAATGGCTCAAAAACCTTGGTGAAGGAGAAAATACACGGGATCAATATCGTTACGACGAAATACGAAGGGATGTTAATTAGTGTTTAAGGTAAATGGAGCCGGTGATGTAGGAAACGTGAATATTTATACTTCACAAGAGGGAGGCCACAGTGCGGAAGATATAGCTGATATGGCTTTAAATAAGATCATGATAGTAAGTAAAGATGCTCCCCCTGTCATACGAGATCAAGCGATTGCTCATCGAGAAAAGTTGAGAGAGATTCTTATTTATTATATGAATAAGATGGCGCAAAGTGAAAGAACAACTCTTTGGGCTTTAATGAAAAACCAAGGTCATGGAGACATGGCCGAAATAATAAGGAGATTATAAATGGCAATTGTTCA